TGGCGTCGAGTTGTGTCTGAATGGCGCTCGTTACGCCGTCCGTATAGTTCAACTCTGTGACCGTTGCCGTGATGCCGTCCAGCGCGTTCAACTCAGCCGCCGTGGCTGTCACGCCGTCCAAGATGTTCAATTCAGCCGCCGTTGATGTAACCGCAACGCCGCCAACTTGCCACGATCCTGCGGTTAGGTTTGGCTGAATGGCTGTGCCACCCCATAACACCGCGTCAACCGACGTCCAGTTGGCGTTTAGGTATCCGCCCCAAGCGTTTTCGTCAGCGGAAACCACCGGCAGTTGAAACGCCAAATTCGTTGTGCTGGTTGGCATTATGCCACCTCCGTCCAGTTGGTTCCGTCATTCCAATGCGCTAGATCATTCCAGGTCAGCGTGTCATCCCAATTGCCGAGAAACTGATTAACGCCGTTCTCGAACAGGGTCAGGTAATCAACCCAAGAGCCAGACCCGCCGGATTGGTCGCTCCAAGAGCCGGATGCGTTCGTTTCTTCACTCCACGGCATCAGACCGAACCCATGCGAATGCGAAGCCCGGTGCCAGAGTGGCGAGCGGCTGAGTTGGCCTCGTCAATCTGCATGATTTCCGTCTCAAACAGCGCCGCCCAGACCGCCATGCGTTGGTCCTCCTGCAAATACGGCGCTGAATGCTTGAGCGCGCCGTAAAGATACGCCGCAGGGTGATACGTCAGAAGCCAGTTCGATGGCGCGGCGTCTGACAGTGCCGTGAACCGCGCGAAATACAGTGTTTCAATCGAATAGGTCGCATCCGGCGCTGGGTAGAGTTCATATCCGCCATCGGTGATTGCATATCCCTCTGGCTCTCCTGCAACGTCAGCGTCCGCACGGCGCTTGTCTTGGATGTCTCGCTGAGACAGGAGCCGCAAAGGCTTGATGCCGTCTGACGTGTTCACAGACAGGCGCACAGCCTCAAGCCAGCCGGTCGGCAGTTCGTTGTATTGGTCATTGGTAGAAAGCGTTGCGCGAACTTCCATGCGCCAATGGCGCAACCGGCGATTCATTTCCGCCTCAGCCAGCGCAATGAATGTCGGAATTGTTGCCGTCAGATCGTCGCGGTTTAGGAAATCCGCAATTGCCGTTTTGAGTTCATCGAATGTGCTTAGAGCCATCACAAGCCCCCCAGTAAGCCGAGATATTGACGCACTTCATCGGCGCGTTGCTGTTCAGATGGCCCGCCGCTCAGAAGGCCAAGTGCCGGAACCGCGCCGACGCCCGCCGCGCTAAGATGCGCAAGATGAGACAAGCGCGGGTCGAAGCGGGCGGCTCTCGACCTCACTAAATATTCGTCAGGGTTCCTAAGAATCACCTCGCCGCCGTCCCTGCCACTTCTGACTCGTTCTCCAGCAATTACGCCGGTCGTATCGCCTGGATAATATCCTTCTGAATATAACGGTTCTGAGCCAAGCCTATGTAGCCTCGCGGCCCTGTCCATATCACGCATGGACGTTGCAGACGTTCCCGCAAGAGTCCGATCCCCGCGAACGCCATCAGACCAAGATCTTGACTGCGTGGTCATGTATTCAGGCCCTTCAACTGTTCTCAGGCCCGGAACAAACCCATCAGCGCGGGCGTTCCTTGCCGCTTGTTCATAAATATCCCGCGCGCGACCCATTCGGCTGGCCTCGTCCATCGGCATCGGCACGCCTGTTGCGCCTTGCTCATACAGCCTGAACAGTTGCGCGTTATCCTCTGGCGATAGCGCGGCCATCATGTCGTCGGTAATATCCGACGCGCGGCCCTCGCGAAGCATTGCTGCGATATTGTCGGCTGGTGAATCCGCCGCCCGCATAGCGCCAGACCTGATTGCCCCGCGCGGTGCAGGCATTGGTGCAGCAAGCATCCCGTTATCAATCGCTGTGTTCCAAACATCACCAAGAGATACCGATTCACCGCCCAACGCCCGACCCGGCGCGGTCATGCCCTCAGTGAATGCACCAAGCAGCCCACCCAACGCCGTGCCGGTCATTGTCGGCTCTAGGTCTCTGCGTGTGTGAATAGCCCGCCCTTGGTCATCCAGAGTTGTCTCAAGCAGCCCCGGAAGACGCGGCGCGGGTTGCTCACTTGGATAGCTGACAAGATATCTTTCGCCTCGTCGCGTCATACGAACAGGCATGCCTAGCTCGTCACGGCCAACGATACGGTCGTTTTCTATATCGGCATCCATCGGCAGGGTGAGTTGATTTACCACGGCAGACCTGTTCCTGTTCAGCAGACCCTATCACATAACCTAGCCTTATGCCAAGCCGCGCAGATTGCGCCTCAACGGCTTATCCCACGAGTCAGCGGCCACGTTTTCGGCCTTGAACACAGCAATCATTCCGAACGAGTCCGCCGCGTGCGACGCCCAATCGTGTTCTGGCCCAAGCCCAATGTTGCGCGCCTCGTCTTTACGTTCGTGATACCAGCCCAGCGCATCGCGCCCGCCCTGTGTGCTTTCCTCGTTGAACCGGAATGCGCCGAATATGCGCCGCGTGGCGTCGATCCGCTTCATTGCAGCGCCAGCGCCTTGGTTGCGCACAATATCAACCTGGAACCCGGCATCGCGTAGAAAGCTCTGAGGCGTCACCGCGTAGACAGTATCGGCCTTGACGCCATCGTGCGGCAATACGCACACGGCCTCTTCATAGCCGCTTGAGCGCAGCCAGTGGACATGAGCGTCAAACGGCTGACCCACAGCCTCGTAGTAATCCAGCACCCGGATGTCATCCCCAACAAACTGCACAATCCAGATCGACGCGGCGTCTGACTTCTTGCTTGTGCCGCCGATGTCGAAGAACGCATGCTTTTTTAGGATAGGGTCTGCGGTAACGATGCCAATTCGCCGCTCAAGCTGGGCTTTGTTCAAGTCCTTGGCGTAATACGCGCCATCAAGAACCGTCGCATATTCGCCCTGCCAGATATGCGCGTATCGATCCGGCTGGTTTTCAAAACAGTCCCGGCGCTCGTCTTCAAGAACGTCAGGGAACCACGGGTTGTCAGACCAGTTGGCCTCGACCACAGCCGCACCAGTTGGCAGCACAGGGCCGCGCAACAGCATATCAACCGGGTCAGTTGGTCGCGACGGGTTCCACGAAAACCACAGTTCAGAACCGTTTTTGCGGATTGTTGGGCGAAGCAACGTCAATGATCTGTCAGAAAGAGATTGCGCCTCCTCCACCCACGCCCGATCAAAGCCTTCCAGCGATTTCACGCTGTCGGCAGTATGGTCTTGCATACCCTGAAATATAATCAGCCCATCACCAGGCGTTTCGATCACCTCGCGATAAACCTTGAACCCTTGCGCCTCGCCAAGATCGTATGCTTGCAGCGTATCCTCTATGAGTTTCTTCGCTGATTGCTTGAGCGATTTCTGCACCTCGCGAATGCAGACTGTCCGCTGCCCCTTGTTGCGCAAATGCTCTTCTGCCGCCAGACCAGCAAAGAACCGCGACTTGCCAGACCCACGCCCGCCCCATGCGCCTTTGTATCTCGCTGGCTGCAAGAGTGGCTGGAATACGCCAGCGGTAGGAATCTGTAGGACTTTACTCCTTAGCGCCATTGGGCAGCACAATCGTTCGCTCAATCGCGGTCGGGGTCATTGTTCCATCGCTGGACGTGTGGTCAAACTCTTGCTTTTCCCTCCAGCCAGCACGCGTTTTCATCCAGAAAATTTGCGCAGCCGTGTCACCATTGCGTGCCTTGTTGAACAGTGCGCCACCGATGGTCGCGTTTGCCCGATCCGCGCCAAGATCAAGTTCATCGCTGTAATGCTTGCGCAACGTCTTGGCATCAACACCGACGATCCTGGCGATATTGTCTTGCCGTGTTCCAATCGTAGCATGAAGCTGCACCAGTTGGCGCTGGGCGTCTGTCGGCTTGTGAAGTTTGCCCTTGGTCATACAGGTGCCTCGCGCTGCGCTTTAATGCTGTCGAACGCCTCGCCTCTCTCAAGTGTCGCCTGTTGCCCGGTGAAATCCTGCCAGCGCTTGATGATGACGTCGCAATATTTTTGGTCTAGTTCCATCATGCGGCAGTCGCGGGCCGTCTTTTCGCAGGCGATTAAGGTGGATCCTGATCCGCCGAATAGGTCAAGAACGACGCTGTTCTTATGATAGGCGTCCAAAATATCAACGATCAAATCAACGGGCTTTTCGCAACTGTGTATAGTCTTATGAACCTTTTTGGCTTCCCATACATCCGCAGGTGCCATCGATGGATAAACAGGCTTCCCGTTCAGGCAGAGATAAAACGGCTCATGCTTAGGTCTTGAGTAGTAACCGATGCCAAAATTGTTTTTGACCCAAATGTGCATGGCCTGAATCTTGAACAACCTCTGAATTGCTCTCTCGAATGCTCCTAACTTTGACCAACCTGTCCAAACAAAAGCATAAGTATCTGGCTTCATGGAAGCCAAGGCACAGGTGAACACCGCGTCAAGAAATTCATCAAAATCTTCGCCTTCAAGCGCATCATTCAAAATCTTGTCATGCGTCCCGCGCTGCGGGGCAAAGTCAATTCCATAAGGTGGGTCAGTAAACAAAACATCAGCCTTAACCCCATCCATCAGCTTGTCCACCGCATATATGCTGGTGCTATCCCCGCACATCAGCCGATGCCGTCCCAGCAGCCACACGTCACCCTCAACCGTCACGGGAACCGCAGGGACTTCCGGCACGGCATCTTCATCCGTCAGGCCAGTTGTCGGCTCATCCGCAAGCAGCGCGCCAATCTCGTCAGGGTCAAAGCCCGTCAATGACAGGTCAAAGTCAACCGACTCCAAGTCCTGCAACTCGACCTTGAGCATTTCGCCATCCCACCCGGCGTCAAGCGCAAGGCGGTTGTCTGCGATGACATACGCACGGCGCTGGGCGTCCGTTAGGTGTTCCGCGTCAATCGCGGGCAGGACGCTCAAGCCAAGCTTCTGTGCAGCCAAGACGCGGCCATGCCCCGCAACGATGCCATTGTTGCCGTCTGTAATAACCGGATTCAAGAAACCGAATTCACGAATGCTGGCCGCAATCTTGTCAACCTGTGCGGCAGAATGCGTCCGGCTGTTCCGGGCATACGGCACCAATTCGGCCACATTTACGGTTTTATAGGCGGGAAGGTCTTTCATCCATCAACCCTAGCATGTTTCATTATGGGTTTCCACTGCATCAAATAACCTCCAACGCACCAAGAGGCAATTCTTCACCCCGCGCCGCGAATGCAGCACCCTTGACCTCTTCCAACGTCAGGCGCGGCCCAAACAGCTTGTTCATCAGCCAATCAGGTGCAGCGCCGCCGATCTCGTAGGCCTTGCGTTCCATCCTTAGCGCAGTGGTTTCCCATTCGCGCGTTCCGGTTGTTGCCACGGCATCGGCCACCATCCACGCATCCAGTTTATCGCAGAGCCATAGGATGCTTTGCTCCACCTCAGTCAGCGTCCATTCGTGGCCCATTGACGCGAGGATTTTCGCCTCTTGATCCTTTTTGAATGCGGCTACTTCTGGAATTTCGCTGTAAGGCCCCGGCCAATCGCCCATGACGGCTTCTGCGGCGTCGTGGTATCGCGCTGCATAAAGCAGATCGCTCCCCGCCAGCACACGCCCGATGCGTCCGGCGATGTCTTGGCATAGCCCGCGTACCCGGTTCTGGTGCGCGCGGATTGTGTCCCCGCAATTGCGCAGCCGCGCATCCGGGTTGTTGTGCCAGCGGTTTACATCATTGTCGATCATATCAGTGTTTCCTGCGTTGCTGCGGCGGTTGGCGTTTCAATGAATAGGTCTGGCTGATCCACGGCTTTCTGCACGCGGTCGCAGGCGATCTGGAAATAGTCCGGGTCCAGTTCGATGCCAACGCCGCTGCGACCTAGACGCTGGCACGCGACTAGGGTTGTGCCGGAACCCATGAACGGGTCAAGGATGGTCTTGGCGTCTTTTGGCAAGTGCTCGATACACCACTTCATAACGCCAAGCGGTTTTTGTGTCGGGTGTTCTCTCACGTCGTCACCTTTGCGTATCATGCCGTTCCATCGCCAACAAATACGCCTCACAGCCTTCTGCATGTTTGTCCACGCCAATTCGCAGTCAGCAAAATCATTTGACCCGTTTTGCTTATCCCATACAAGCCAGCACGTTGTCGGCCCTAGACCTTCAAAATAGTTGCCTCCAAAAATGATCTGATGTTTTGATATCCCTATCATCGCCGCAATATGTGATGCTGTAGCTGGTGAGTCATCCCACTCTGCCCCAACATATTTTCTCTGGTCTGCAAGCGCCTTAGATTTGGCCGAACGCTGCCGGGTTCTGGTTTTCAGCGCGCCCTCGCCAATCCCATACGGGGGGTCAGTTACCACCGCATCAAACCTACCCAGCACTGGCATAACTTCCATGCAATCGCCCAGATAAAGCGTCTGCCCACCGATAACCTCTTTACGCCTCCACGGCCTGATCATTCCATCACCTCATGATTTTCCAGTTTGGCCATGCCGACCGCTGTAATTCGATAACGCCCCTGCTGCTGAGGGCCTTTGCCGTGCCGCGCGACAACCTCATGTACAACGATGGCCGGTTTCACCGCCACCATTGACTGCAGCCGCGTATAAACGCCACGATAGGATCCTGGCGGATAGTGCACCAAGATCTGGCTGATGGTTTGCGGCCCGTCAACAATCAATTCCAGGATCTTGATTTTCCGCTCATCTAGCGGCTTCGCGCTGGCCACATCAACCTGCCACGCGGCTAGATATGCATCGTCTGCTTCTTCGTATGTCATCCCCGATTCCCTTCCTCTGCCGCCAGAATTGCGCGGCCTATCATTTCTGGTATTTGCGGCACTACAGCATTTCCCAGCGCCTTTAGGCGGTGCGCGCGATCCTTTACGCCGCTGGCTACTCGTCCGATGTCCGGTTCGTCTGGCCATCTGCAATGTCCGTCCATCCCGGCGGAAATCCCATCAGCCATTCCACCCATTGCGGATTCAGTGCGCCGTGCTGATCTCGGAGTGTCACCGCATCGTTTAGACTGTTCGTTGCGCCGCGCCCCGATGCATTTAGTGTTTCCAGCTTCCTGCCCCCTTTGTAATCGCGCGTCGTCGGAGTGGGCCACATGGCGACCGCTTGCTCTAATTTTCCCTTGTATTTCCTCCCTGATTGATTTTGTGACGCCTCGCTCATTGCTGCGCTTGATCTCGGAGTGGGCCACAGTCCAGACACGCTCTCTTCTGTGCGGGGCGTTGACGGCGCAAGATGGAATAACAAACGTCCGGCAGGCGTAACCTTGTCCTTCCAGGTCAGAAAGCACGTTGTCGAGGCCCATGCTGATATGCCCAGTAACATTCTCTCCAATGACCCAAGCGGGCCTGAGTTCAGCCACGATCCGATTAAATTCCGGCCAGAGATGGCGGTCATCTTCCTCGCCCCTGCGCTGCCCGGCAGTGGAGAAAGGTTGGCATGGATATCCGCCGCAAACAACGTCAATTGGCCCGTCAATGTCCGATCCTTTCAAGGTCCGCACGTCATTAAATATTGGCACATCAGGCCAATGTTTTGCCAGCACTTTGCGCGGGAATTCTGCAAACTCACAAAAAGCGACCGTCTCAAACCCGCCAGTGCGTTCAAGGCCGAGACTGAAGCCGCCGATGCCGCTGAACAGATCGAGGACGCGAAGTTTCATCCCCTATCCCTCCGCTTTGCGGCGTGCCTCAATACCGTGTCGTGCCTCCAATCACGCTTGCCACGAATGGGCGCTGAACGCGGCGCTGTTGCGGCCCTATCGTCAATGTCGAATTTGCAACCGGCCAGCGTGATATATGCTTCGCCGCCACCGACACTGCTATTGCTGCCATACGTTTGGATTGTGTGTTTGATTTTTTCCATGTTCATTCCTCCGTTTGTGTTCGTCCGTGTATTTCGCGGTCATCCATCCGCCGCGCCAATCCGCATGTCTGCCGGGGTAATCGTCAGGGCTGAATGGCTCTGACCGGTCGAACGGGTTTCCGCTCTGCGGGACGCCTGCTCGATAGGCTATGCCGCCCGCCTTGAATGGCGGTATTCTTGCGTAGCGGGTCATTCTGCGGCACCTCTATTGCCTGTCCTGTATGACGCCATGACGCGCGCGGCGATTGCGCGGCGGGTTTCAACGTCATCTGGCGCGACATCACGCGGCGGCGTTGGTTCATCCACAACGGGCGGCTTGCTTAGAATACGTTCGGCGGCATAGATCGCGTCCATCTCCAAACGGCACCGGGCGGCAATGTCACCTTCCAACGGGCGCTTGCGGCGGCTGTCATTGTCCTCGCCTTTCCACCATCGGGCGGCGTTTTGGATCGCCCATCGCGGATATTTCGAAAGCGCATCGGCCCAATCCTCAGCGTCCATCTGCTTGACGATTTGCTGCGTGCCCTTGTCGTAGAATGGCTCCAGCAGCGCGGCGATACGAACCATTGTCCATGCCGGATCCGCTGGCACAGAAAGCTTAGAAATCATCACAGCCACCTCCGCCCGTTCCTCCGCTGGCATAGCGCGCAGCGACGGCAAGGAATGCGTCAGCTGTGCTAGAGTGCCTGCTGCCGTTGGGGGCGTTTGGGTTGCTATCTCGGTTGTCATAATTGCCTTCCATGAGCTTTGCAAAACCTGATTGCCGTGTGAGAAAGTCGAAACTGATGGTCCACCCTCTATCGTTCTGTCCGCAGCAATGACTTGACCTTTGGGCCTTGCCTAGAGCCGCGCGCCAACCTTCGATGCCGTCACACTCTTTCAGCCTTGCAGCAAGCGCTGAGCGACGGGCTTTGCTGAGAATGCGCACCTGCGGCCAACCACTACCTGCTGCGGCGGCGTTGTATTCTGTGACCGCCTGAGAAACATCATCAACCGGCTTGGGAACCCTCGGCAAGTCATCGTCAGATGACAAAGAAGCTTTAGCTTCTCTTTCTTTATCTGGTTCTGGTTCTGGTTCTGGTTCTGGTTGCTTGGTCATTGCTAGAGCATTGCTAGGCGTCTTTTTGTTTGCTGCCAATGACTTAGCCTTTCCACCCTTTGCGCCAGCCTGAACGCGCTTTTTGTGCGCTTCATTTGTTTGTTCAAAAATGCGGGTTAGTTTAGCATTGCTAAGGCGACCATTCGTGGTGTTGAAGAACTCTGAAATCACAACCTTAACCACGGTGTCAAACGCTTCTTGATCGACGCGCAGGCGGCGCATAATCCACGCTGCATCGTTGGGAATAGAGCATCCCGGTGTCATCCAGCATATGCGCAGAAGGCGGTTATATGCGCCATCCTCTGCAAGCGTGAGATGTGATGTCTTAGCCTCGAAGTCGGTCGGATACATGGGGAAATACGGTAGGCTCATGCGGCGTATCCGATCTTGGTGTTCCCACCGAAACGCATATTCGCGTGCCTCGTTAAGATGAATTGCATCAGGTCCGGGTCATGGGCGCTAAGGCCATGAATGCGCGCTGATGCGTCAAGCATGGGCCGCAACCGCTCGGCAAGCCCATGAACGTCTCTGGCGAACGCTTCGGCCCTATAGCACATGCGATCCTCATCAGGGCGCTCGACAGCCCACAGGAACGCATCGCACGCCAACTTAGAAGGCAGGCCAAACATAATATTTTGGTAAAGTATTGGCAGATTTTCAGCCATTTTTAGCCCTTTGTCTTGGGCAGGGATTGCGTGCATCACCACAATGCGTTACGTTGTCCCTGCGTTTGGATATCGTCACCGTACAGCCTAACCAGCTTGCAATCAACCCCGGTCATTAAGTTGGCCGGGGTTTTTGATTGCCTTAGAACGGTATAGAGTCCCCGTCCATATCTCCGCCAGGACGCCCGCCAGAGCCGTAACCGCCAGACTGCCCAGCGCCGTCATTGTTGCCCTGCCGTTCATATCCGCCGCCCGGACCATCAAGCAGCGTCAGGTTGCCGCTGTATGGGCGCAATACAATCTCAGTTGAATACCGATCAGCGCCGCTTTGATCTTGCCACTTGCGGGTTTCCAGCTGGCCCTCGATATAGACCTTGGATCCTTTGCGCAGGTATTGCTCAGCTATGCGGGCAACCGGCTCTGAAAAAATAGCCACGCTGTGCCACTCGGTGCGCTCTTTGCGGTCGCCAGATGACTTGTCTTTCCAGCTTTCGCTTGTGGCGATACGAAGGTTGACGACCTTGCCGCCGTTCGGGAAGTTGCGCACCTCCGGGTCGCGGCCCAGATTCCCGACGATGATGACTTTGTTGATTGACCCGGCCATTATACCACCCCCTCAAGAGCGAAATAGTTAAACGCTGCGACAATATCCTCTGCCTGCCCTTCATCATCCACAGGCAGATCAAACGCGGGCGCGCCGTCGCTAGTTGCTCCAATCCAACCGCCCCCCATTCCTTGATATCTTTCTGGATAAATGCCGATGAATTCCTGTTCATCGCTTGATAAGCTGCTACCAGCTGTCACTTTGGCGCAGGTGAACCTCAACCCGCAGCCAAAGGTTAGCGCTAATGTCGCGCCGTGGGTCCATGCCTCGTTCATTTCAGTGCTTCCCATTTGTCTACCCGATCCTTCCTCTGTATTGAATTCCAACGGCCTCTAAGGCCTCTTTCACAGTCCGCACAACGCGCGCATGTCCGCGCCAATTGTTGTGCCACTTGACTTGCGGTGGCGTAAGTGCCTGCGCGGATATGGGCTGCGACGGGTCTTTGACTTCCAGCAAAAACGTTCCACCAGACCAGCCAACGCATAAATCGGGGAAGCCCTCGCCCACGCCGTGGCATGGCGTGACAGTCGCGCCAACCTGTCGCAATGCGGAAACGATGGCGGCTTGATTGCCGTCAACTTTAGCCGCGCGCCTCATGCGAACGCCCCCTCATAGATATCATCCAGCTTCCCGTGCGCATCCAATGCCCGAACAAGAAACCGCACATCCTCCACGTTGCAATTGAGTTGCCGCGCGATATCCTCGTCACTGTAGCCACGCGACAAGCGATAGATTACCGCGCCGCGCCATGTCACGGCCTTGATGGCGAGAAATACCTCGTCAAGCGCTGCGTTGATGCTGGCCTGTGTTGCTGTTTCTGCTGATTTGGTCATATCAAAACCCCTTGCCCATCAGTGCTTGATGCGTCCGCAGGAACACCCCGCGAAGGCTTTTGTTCGTCGCGCTTTTCGCCCGCGCCGCCAACAGGAACCCAGTCACGGTTTTCCGCGCATCTGGCTTCTGACAGCAAGACCCGGCGGTCGTTGTCGTGGCACCATTGCAGCCACCTGCGCTGGATTTCGGCCCGGTGTTCGACACAGGCGCTCGCCCTGAATGGCTCGATTCTGCTAGGGTCTGCAAAGCCGAACGGCGCAAGCGTTCCTTTGCAGATTGCGCACGGCATGTCATTTGCTCGCCACCAGCCGCGCCTCGCGCAACACCACCATGCGCATAAATTCCGCCGGATACCGCAGGCCGCTTTGCTTTGTCGCGTCCCGAATTTCCGCCAATTCATCGCCGGTTACTCGAACCCTGATTTCGCCGCCATCCGCCATTGTATAAACCTCCATGAGCGTTAAGAATGTGGCTTGACGATACGCGATAGGCGGCTTATGGTCAATAGGTGGAATTGATCAGAGGATAGAAAAATGGCGAACAGTCCAAACATTTACACCGCGCTGGCAAAGGCGCAATCTGAAATGGGCGCGGTCGTGAAGGGCGCAACAAACCAGCACTTCAAAACCAAATATGCGGACCTAAGCGACGTTATGTCGGTCGCATTGCCGCCGCTGAACGCCAACGGCATCGCGGTTTGGCACAGCATTGTCACAACCGATCTGGGCCGTGAAATGCGCACCACGCTAACACACGGCGAGACCGGCACTAGCATCGAGTGCGATGTGCCGCTGCTTGTTTCAAAAAACGATATGCAAGGCATGAAATCAGCGACAACCTACGCCAAGCGCATTGGTATCGAGAGCCTAACCGGCATTGCGCCAGATGATGATGACGGAAATGCCGCAGCAAAAAAGCCGCAGGAGGTTGACCCTGACGCTGTGGAAAATGCCGTGGCATACATGCACACCGCCGATACGCTGGACGAACTAAGGCAAAACTGGATGAATTTGCCAACCGCAATGAAGCGCCATGCCGATGTGGTGAGGGCGAAAGAGGATCGAAAGGATTTTATTGAGAAGGCCACAACCCAAGCAAGGGCTATGGACGAAGTTGACAGCGACGAAATTCCACATTGAGGAGGATAAATCATGCAATATGAATGCGTAATCGATATTGAAACAATCCCGGCGCAAAGCGAAACGGCCCTTGACCGCGCGCGCGAAGGCGTAAAGCCACCCGGAAACCTGAAAAAGCAAGAAAGCATTGACGCATGGTTTGCCGAAAACCGAGAAAAAGCGGCGCTTGAGGCTATTGCCAAAACCAGCTTTGACCCGGCGCAAGGCCACATCTGCACGATTGCGTGGGCGATTGACGACGATGAACCCATGGTTGCCCACGCCGAAACCATTGATCAAGAAGCGGACGTTTTGCGCGCGTTCTTCGCCAGCATTCGGGCGGCTCACAACTATACGTTCATCGGTCATTGCATCGGCGGTTTCGACATTCGCTTTATTCTGTGCCGCGCCGTTGTCTTGGGCGTCAAAATACCGCGCGAAATTCCGCGTGACCCTAAGCCGTGGGATCGCACGCTGTTTGACACAATGATCGCATGGGCCGGTGCGCGCGGCTCTATCAGTATGGACAACCTGTCCGCAGCGCTAGGATTGGCGGGTAAGGATGGCTTTGACGGCTCTATGGTGGCTGATGCATGGGCGAACGGCGAACACCAGCGGATTGCCGATTATTGCGTTTCAGACGTTGCGGCAACGAGAGCGATTTATCGCAAGTTCAAGGCGGTTGATTGGTAATGACAACGCGCGTCATCAGAAGTGCCGACGAAGTGCCCGCGCTGGGAAGGTTCCTCCTAGCGCGTGGCAAATTCCCGGTGACTGTGACAATCGCGAACGGGGCTAGCCGGTCAAGCCAAGCGAACCGTCTTTCTCAACGGTGGTATAGCGACATTTCGCGCCAGCTTGGCGACCAGACCCACGAGGAAGTCAGGGCATATTGCAAGCTGCACTTTGGCGTGCCTATCATGCGCGCGGGGAACGAGGCGTTCCGGGCGTCATACGATGCCACCATGAAGCCCATTAGCTATGAAACCAAGCTGGAGGCCATGCGCGTTCTTGACATCCCGGTAACGCGGTTAATGACCCCTAAGCAAATGTCAGCATACATGGACGAAATGCAGCGCTATTGGCTGGGCAACGGTTTCCGCCTCACCGATCCAGAGGCCATGAAATACGAGGAGGAATTAAAATAAACCTGCTCGGGAAAGGCCCGCTAGGCCAGAAGGTGCCAAACACGCCCACAGAAGCCCGCACAGCGGCGAAGGGCGAACAATGCACCCTCGGCCTATCGTGCTGCAATGGCGACCCCGCAACGGTCGTCCTGTGCCATCTGCGTATGTTCTGCGCTGGTGGCATGTCGATAAAGCCGCCAGACTATCGCGCGTTGTTCGCCTGCTCGGCTTGCCACGATGCGCTGGACGGGCGGTCAAACTGCAAATGGACGTTCGAGGACGTTCTGCGAGCGCTTATGAAAACACACGACAGATTGTGGGCGCTCGGAATTTTAACACTTGGGAAGAAATCAAGATGACAAACACAGCATACGCCGTAACCGCCGACGAATTGCGCCAATTTATTGAGCGCGTGGAGCGCTTAGACGCTGAAAAGCGCGACATTGCCGACCAGGTGAAGGACGTCATGGCGGAGGCCAAAGCGCGCGGCTATGACGCCGGGATCATTCGCAAGATCGTTGCCATCCGTAAGCGCGCCGCCGATGATGTTGCCGAGGAAAACGCGGTGATGGAGGTTTATCTATCCGCGCTGGGCATGTGACATAAAAAGAGGCCACCCTTTGCGGGGTGGCCCAATATCAGAGGAGGATTTTCAACAAGGAGTAGTCAGAACATGGTGCGCGATGGCCGGGCTTGTGTCAAGAGGTTAATCGCCCTCCCTATTCACACATCTGCCGACAAGCCTGCGAACAGCCGCAAGGGCGATACCCCGCGCCCGTTCGCAGGAAACGCCGTACACGGTTCCAGCTTTCCGCAACGTCCAGCCGTTAAAAATTACCGCCTCGACAATCTTTCTGTTTCTTTCGTGCTTTACACCCAGTGATTTATCCGGGAAGTCTGCTGCGCTCTCAACACCCATGCCGATAAGCATTTCGCGGGCGCGTTGCTGTCTTGTCTGGGTCATTCTTTCTGGCCCTCCTTGTTGCTGCCAATGAAAATTTTCCTGAAGGCCCCTTCCATAGCTTCGCGATACAGCCCTATGCCCTCAGAGGGTGGCACCCCTTGCATCTCGGCAACAGCCATGCAGGCCAGCACGATCCCAGAGCAAACCTTTACGGGCAGGCCACACTCGGCGCATATTTCACTCATGTCTTTGGCTCCTTTGGTGCAGTGTCGAATTCTTGGCCGATCCGGCAAATCTCGTCCAACGCTTTTCGTCGCGCAGCTATCGCTCCAAGGCAGTTTGGCAAATCACCAAGCGCCCGCCGCGCGTCATCGCCAGCCAATGCAGCAAGGCAATCAGGCGCGATCAAGCCTCGTTCATGATATTCGGGCGCGCAAGTGCATGGACAATTCCCAGCAATTTCACGCAATCCGCGCACCATGTCAGCGAGTTGTGACGATGCCAACCGGTAGCCAATGCAGGGCTGGCCGTCTCGTGGAAACATGCAATCAGGCTTCATGTTTCACCCTCCTTATGTGTTACCGCGTAGCCCGCCCGCGAAAGGGCGTACAGTACAGTGCGAACCTGATCAGCAGTCAGACCTACCATTTGTGCCGCTGCCTCTTGCGCTTGCTGTTCAATCCGTGCGCGCCGCTCATCCAAGGCAATCACGTTTCACCCTCCTTCTGTGCAAGCGCCCGCAGAGCAGAGGCGTAGCCCATGCCGGGGTGCGTCCCCTGCCCTAACTCAAACGCCACCGAATGGCCGGGCGTGTATTTGCCACCGGCCTTTGTGCTTATGCCCATTTCGTTGCGCTCACAAAACCTTGCGGCCATTTCGAGACCGGCTTTAACGCCAATCATGTAAGCCAGCTCACTCATCCGTCTGACCCTCCTTTGGTGTGGTTGGAAGATTAAGAACAGCCCAATGTGTCGCAGGCGAATTTTCTGATGAACAGCAGCCGCAGCCGTGGCTAGGAACGCCCTCGACGCGCCATACCCCACCTCCATACCTAGACCCATCTGGTCTCTTTTGGTCATCCCACTTGGCCTCTATTGCCACACCATCAACATACAAAAGAACTGCCGTTCCGTCCTTTGGCGCACAAGTTATATCCAGCCACTCAATCATCGTTCGCCCTCCTTATCGTTGATGCGCTCAAACCGACCGTCAAGAAATTCCGACGATGACCGCGTAAATGATGGGCCTTTGCCGTTTACGTTTACGTAGATCACCACAGGGTCCAGATTTCTTGATGTGAGGGCGACACCTTGAGCCTCATATACCCCGCCTGTTTTCGTGTGCCGCCACCGTGAAGTGGACGGGACTGCCGCCCAAGCATCTGCGCATCGTGCCACTAATTGCCCATCTGTTAAGCGCTCACTCATTCGCCTGACCCTCCATTTCTGCAATCGGTTTCGGATTGCTCCGGGTGCCGATGTTGTCGTTAAGCGTGGCCCGCGTGACCCACCCAAATCCCGCATCGTGGAATTCCTTAATCGCGGCCTGCCATGTGTAAATGTCAGGATTATGCCACTTGGTAGCGCCAGCCCGTACAACATCTGCGGGAATGCTCGGCCAGCGCGGCTTAGGCCCTGGCTTGCGTGGCTCTGGCGGGGGCGCTGCGCTATCCACGAGGGCAATGGTCGCGCCCGTCACTTCGATCTTGCGCTTGTTCTCAGCCATGTCGAACCCCTGCCCCAGATCAGCCATAGAGACCACGAACACAGTGTCGCCAGCGCCGATCAGCATAAGCATTTCAGAAAAATTAGGCCGCACCTCTTTGTTGGTGTCGATCCATACGCGCAGATCACCGAACGCATCGCGGTAGATGTCTGCCTTGGCGAAGTCTTTGACGCGCCGGTTTATGCCATATCCAATATTCATGCGTTGACTTTACAGGCATGTTTTCCGCAAGTCAACACATGGCTGGTTAAATAATTACATGTTTGTCGGAAATAATGCTTGACGCGTTGTAGATGCTAACGTAACGTGTAATTAGACGAAACGCAGAAGAGGAACGATGACATGCTTACAGCCCAAAAGCTTAACGACCTAGCCAAACTGCTTTGGGAAGCGCGGATGCAGACCGACGACAAACTTGAGGAATGCGCCCTTGACGCAGGGATCGCCGCTCTCACGCGGATGCGTGACCGCACCAAAATCCCGGCGCCGACGTAAGCCCCGGCACCAACAACAAGGAACCGAGACGATGACCATCATGGCAGAATACCCGCGCAAGGATATGGCAGATTTTACCGCCGATGATCAGCTTGCATCACGGCGTTACGCGCAAGGAAAGGCACACGGATTGCAGGGTCGCATGGATTTGATCGGGCAATGCGTACACTATGACCGAGGGCACCGGGATTGCAGCGCGCAACGCAACCCGCAAGTTGCCGTATGACAACCAGGGGCTTAGGCCCCACCAACGATAAGGAACGAACCAATGTCAGGAACGCCGAACATTAAAGTATTCGATAGCGCCGGAAACTACCAAGCTGCCTGCAAGGAAATCGCCGCCGCCGCAATTCTCGTTAGTTTCTATGAGAAAGGCGCAACAATCCGCTTCGGTCACTCCAAGGCAGACATCGTCTGGACGGAAGGCAGTGAGGACCAACCAGCGGCGGAAAGCTATGACCATGTCGGAGAAGTCGCCGCCGCCCGCTGGCGTGAGCGCAACATCAAGTCGATGAAAAAGGCGGGATACACCGACGAGAAGATTGATGAAATCATGGCAGGGGCGTAAGCCCCGCCCACCACGCACGAAAGGACGCCCTATGACCCAGCCATACTGCAAGACATGCGACTGCGGACAGTGGGCCACAGGGCCGATCTGTGATTGTGGCGACTGCCCTGATTGTTGCACCTGCGGCTTTGATGAATGCGGTTGTGCCGCCTGTGATTATCGCCGCGATAACTACGACGCCAGCGCAGAAGATCATGCGCTTTGCGAAGCTGAAAACGACTCAACATAAAGGACCCCACGCATTGCTACACCGCCCGAATTTCGCGACATGCTGATTGCGATGGCGCGTTCTGTAAAACTCAACGCATAAAAGGAACGATGACATGACGAAAGCACTCGAAGAACGCGCCGCCGCAATTGTTGACCAAACGATTCAGTCGGATGCGCGGCGGCTCAGTGATGCGCTTGGGTGGATGGCAACACCTGCTGCCGCAAATATCGCCGCGCTGGATGTGCTGATTTGCGCCACGCAGGAAGCCGCCCGCCGAGTCGGTGACGAGCCGGTGCAAACGCTCATGGAGGCGCTCGGCCTTGGTCTGGACCTGCGCAATAAGGCGTCATGGATCACGGCAGACGACATGGACGAGCTTGGCGGGTATGCTGATGCGCTCGTAACCATTGCATCTGAAATCGCTGCCGAGTGGCAGGAATACGCGGATGGATATAGCGAGGAGGAATTATCATGAACCATACAGGAATGAGCGCAACCGCAATGTTTGGCGACCCAGAACCCGGCACGCCAGAGGCAGTGCAGGCCGCGTGGCAGCGCAAGCGCCCCGGCCATAGCGTCAACGCCGCGCAGATTGGCGCTCAACTGGCATCTGAGGCTATGCGCGCCAGTGACCCAGAGCGGGCGCTAGGCGCATTGCTGGACCTCGCCACGAGCGCCGCAAGGGCAAAACTTCGCGAGGCTATGCGCCGCGACGTTGCGCAGGATGCAAGGCGGGCTGGGCTGTGATCCGCGTCATTCTCGCAGCAATCATTGCAACCGCCGTTCTCGCGCCGGTAACGGTCAAGGCGATTGCCAATACGGCACACGCGGTCAATATCATTGGAGAATAAGACATGATCGACTGGAAGCTAGGCGACGCAACCACGGAAAACGGTGACCACGTCCGCATCCTTATGCTGGACGGCGGGGGTGATTGGCCCATCATAGGCGCGGTCCAGAACGGTGACAGCGAGTCGTGGCATACAGCGCGGTGGCGTGCGGACGGAATGTCTGTTACACTTGACCGTCGTTTACACCTGGTACCGCCGAAGAGGGGCGGGACAATGTGGGTGAATTTTTACGACGATGGCCGCACCACGCACCACTCTCGCGAACGGGCTGATGAATTTGCATCTATAAATGGCCACCGCCTCGCCTGTATTGAGGTCAACTGGACCGAAGGCGATGGTCTAGATCACTGACGCCCATATCCACGATCACGGCACACCTCGTTGAATACCGCGATGAATAGCGATCCCTCGTCACGGGATTGCTGGGTGTCATTGACTGACCAACTCGGCAGGGCGCTGCGCAACTCTCGGCACAGCGTCCGCTCGGTCTCAGTCGCGTAAATGCCCTGCATCCCGCAGCCACTCATCAGCGTCAGCGCCAGGAACATGAGCCGCGCGCGCGCTGTCAGCCGCTTCCTCGATTTCCGTTGCCCTCTCATAATCCGCCCTTTCTGCATCGGCCTGCGCATTGCGCTTGCCCTGTGATTTGCCGCGAAAATAGACGCCGAACACCGCGACGATTGCCGCAAGCGCGCCCGCCAGAATGCCAGTCAAGCCGTCAAGGCCAAGCAATCCCAGCATCACGTTGCCCCGCCGCGCCGCTTGGCAAGCCCGTATGCGGCTTCTACCGCAGCGCCTATAGCGAGGCTGGCGTACATGACGAGATCCGCGTCAGCAGCGAGATAATCGCCCATAACGGTTGACCCCATCACGCCCGCGCCAACAAGGTATCGCAAAATGATGCGTGCAATTGGTGCATAGTCCATTTCAGTCTCCTATATCGCGCCGAATAGCCTGTCGAGAATGCCCAGCAATCCGCGTTTTTCGCGCGTGGGCCGCACCATGCCGCCCGGCGCTGATTCAGCCGCCGTCATGATTGCAGCGTGGAATTTAGCGTGCGATGCCGCGACCTCTGCATCGGACCCGTCATTGCCGTTTACAATTCGTCGCGGGTTGCGCGATGGTAGTAACGTAAGCGCTGCCGGGAAATCATAGTCTGACAATTTGCGACCGGTGAACATGCCCTCCGACATGCCAACTACGGCGATATCAGCGCTAGTGGCTAGGTCAAGCGCCCGTTGCGGGTTGCCGATCAGGTTGACGCCAAGGCGCGTGCCTAGCTTGCGGTAGTTGTCCCGATGCGTGATCTGGATAAACCCACGCCCGAACCATCCGTCACGCCAATATGGCGATGAAACCCACGTCAATTGGCCCTTTGCAAACGCCCGATCTAGGCGCGCTATGGCTTGTGCATCGCTGTCCGCAAACGTTTCGCGAACCGGATACATGCGCCGCCCGGTTTCGCGCGACGCCTGCGCTAGAATGTTGGCGATATGGTGGGGGTCAGTGACACCGTTTCGCGCGCATGAATCTAGCAGCGCCTCGATACCGTCAACCTGATGCTGTGACAGTGTGCGACCGATAACGCGCGACCCCCGAACACTTGCGAAGAATTTTGCACGGTTCATTCTGTTACCTCGAATACTGGGCCGGCCTCTGTCACAGGTTCGCTATTGCCGTCGCTGTAAACCGCGCGCGGGTAATACTCGCCTGTGCTCAAATTGCACGCCTCTGAGCCGACCCACGTCGCGACCGGCATCGTGAAAGCCACACGCCCTTGCTCATAGGGCCATGTACCGGACCCAGTGCATCCCGCGACAGGTCGCCCCGTTGACGCGTTCACGATCTGCGCACCCCACGTCATCAACGTGACGCCACCGTCGCCCGCAACGGTTCGATCTTGCGTAATCTGGCCATCGGCATAGGTCAAACTGTGAACCACGATAGGCGATGATTGGCCGTCTGGAATAATCGTATCGGATACCGCGACCAGCGCGCCGATAAGGCCAAACCCGACAAGTGCATGTGTTACAGCGCTCATTGCCCGCCCCCGATCAAACTCTGGATTGCTTGTGCTACGTCTGGCCGGTTCCACCACGCCACGAACGCGAATGCCGCCACCCACCACTTCCAATTTCTGACAACATTCGTGACCGGCCCGAAGACCGCCCACAGGTCGTGCGCTTTCTCCGCGCCCGAATACAGCGCCGCCCAGTTGTCTGGCTCTTTCGGCGCTGACGACCTGTCTAGGGGCAATTTTTCCTTGGTCATTCATCCCCGGCCTTTCTGGCCACCCAGGCCTTCCAAACAATCACCAGCAGAGCGCACGCGTCGATTGTCAACGCTACCCAAAACCCAGCCTCCGCCGCGCGTATCGCCAGTATGATGCCGGTTAACACTTCCACGATTCCGCTCGCCTATCGCCGCCACAATCAAGGCCACGACACCGAGAAAATCAGCCGCAACGAATGGCAATTCGCCTATCGCGGGCGCGACCCCGACGAGCCTCGCCCAACCATAACACAACCCAGACGCGACGATAAGCCCGCCTGTCAACGGCGAGTGTAGTTTGTGGATAATCAGACCGCCGATACCGACCCAGAGCGCGGCGAATGCCAGCAATTGCATGTTGGGCGGAATCAGCACAGCGGCACGCATGGCGACAACCCCCGCGAGGATCGCCACGGCGGGCCACGGGTTGTGCCGCCTAGACACGCACGCCGCAATGCCTGCCATGATGATCCACGCAAACCACATGCTATTTGGATCCGAAATTCGGGGTAATGTTGACGCCGCTGGTCGGAATGTCGATACCATATCCTGACCCCAACATGCGATGCGCCGCTGCGACTGCAATAGACGCGTCCGACGCGATGGTGCGCATGATTGCGGCCTGCGCATTGTCCACGCCGCACAACTCCTCGGCAGCGGCCATTGCCTTGTTGCGCACCACGTTGGCTAGAGACAGGATGCTTTCGGCGTTTGTCTGTTGTGTCGCCATTTCGGCGGCTGTTAAAACGGTCATGTTGTTCCCCTTTAAACGCGGATGCGCAGCGCCCCCGCCGATGTCTGATATATCTCACCGACCGCAAGCCCGCCAGTGACCGCTGCCGCGTTGTCAGCGTAGGTGCTGAGACTCGGTGCGTAAAGAGTGCCATCGCTGCGGACAACCAAGTGCGATGTCCCGCGATTGCCAAGACGAACTTCCCTGTTGGCCGCTGCGGACGTGCTGCCATAGTCTGCATCCAAGTCCAGTGAACTTGTCGCCTGAACAATAGCGTCACCGGACCTACCTATTGTAAGTGCATTATTGCTGTCGATCCGCAATCGGCCAGCCATACTTTGTGGCAGCGCAGTTGTGGTTCCTGTTGTCGGGTATCCGGTTTGTGTCACGTCCGTCCCGTCAAATTGCACACAATCCCAGAAAGTCCATTTTAGATTTGTCGCCCACGATCCGCTTCCGGCGGTCGTAAATTTTATGTTGTCGGCCTGTTCGTTGAACAGGTTGGAAATGAGATGCAGCCCGGCTAGGTCATTGTTGGCTGTTGTCGTGTGGATGATGATCTGAGGCCCAGCGCCTATGACGCCAGTTCCAAGCCGAACGTGCATGGCTCCTGTGATCGACAAAAAGTCACCAACCCCGCTGTCCAGCGCGTCTGCATTGATATACAGCACGCCAGTGTCGGCATACAGGTTGCTGATGAGCAAGTTTTTAGGCTCATCAATGTACATATTGTAGATCGTCTCAGGGTCTTCGGTGCCGCCCTGTGCATAGCCGTTCCAGAAATGGCAGTTCACCAGCATGCAATTGTAGCCAATATCCGACCGCTCAAAGTTTTTGTTACACAATTGGGCTTTACAGTTAACCAGTTTACCGTCAGCCGTTTCCCACTTGAACCCGGACGCAACGCGATTGGATTGGATGTCTGACCCGCTGTCAGTAATTAACCATTCCTGCATGTCGATATTATGACCGTAGAATGAACTATTCTTGGTGATCGAAGAAAGCCCGTGCTTAATAAATCCGTGGCCAACAATGTCGCTACCGGCGCAAGACCGGCAATTGTCGAATGTGATTGCACCAGTTTTCCGGTCACACTCAAATGTAATATCTTTGACCGTTACGTGCGTCAGCAAGGCGGCATTACCGCGAAGGTAAAGAAGCGCCTGGTCAGCGCCGGTTGCAGTCCACGTTCCGATGGCCTCAAGCTGTCCGTTACGGAGCGTGAAGCCGTTCAGGTCAGTCACAAGAACGCCGCCATAGGTCACGTCCGTCTCTGAGATACCCATGCGTTCACCGCGCATATTGACCTCTGGGCGCTGGCTTCTGGCCCCGGCGCTATCGCTGATAGCAGATGCAAACGTACACGCCGACAATATAGCCGATGTCATATCAGTCGTACCGGGGGTGGTGTTCTCGATCCAGTGCTGGGGGGTGATATGAGAGGGGGGAGGCGACCAGTTGACAGTATTTCCGTTAGTCGGTAGCGCCGTGCCGCCGACGTCCTTAACGTACAAAAGGTCTCCGACAAAGATGTAATCGATCTCATCACGGATATAAGCCGCAACTGCCTCAGCCCGGTTGTCAAAGGAGACTTTGATGGTTTGTCCGTCTGGTGTGTATGCCATGTTGTTTCCTTACGTGAACCAGCGGCCAATTGCGATGAGGTCTGCCTCAAGTGTGGCGGATGCCTGTGAAGCAATTGCCGTGTGGAAAACAGAACTCGCTGTGGGGGTCGTCGTCGGTATGGTCACACTGAAGCTAGTCAATGCTTGAGGGTTCCCGCTTGCGACCGGTGCAGAAATGAATGCAATCGGAAAGATCCACGTCTGCCCAACGTCTCGGAACCCTCCTAGGAGGCCAATGCTGATGGCTTGTGTCACGCTGGTAGAGTGCCAACAAATCTGTGTGCCATCAGCAAAGCGCACGTAATTGCCGTTGGAGTTTGAGCCTTGCTCAATTACCCCCCCGGTCGGCACACCCGCGCTTTGCGACACTGTACCGAGAATATTCGCACGCCCGAAAAGGACCGTTCCAGCCGCGCCGCCCGCGCCGTAGTCACCAACCTTAAGTAACCGCCCGGCTGTGGTGTCTGTTGCCGTCTGTGTGACCGCCGTGCCTTCAACTGGCACGTCAACCGTGTATTCTGTGCTGGTCAGATGCAGCCGCTTGGTGCCACCCGTCGCCCACGCCAACGCATTCGCGCCGGGGCTATATCGACCGGTGTCAGGGTCGCCTGTATGCGCCAAGGATGGTGAACCCGCAGAACCCGTGGGGATGGTGTCAAAATCCAGCGAAAACGCATCAAGGCCCGTCAGTGCATAGATGACGATGTTGTCAGTCCCGGTCGGCCATGTGCCTACAGGCGTCACCGTGTCCGTTCCGGGCGTGAACGTATAGGTCGCGTCATCGGCAAGGTTGCCATCAGTGAACACCATGACCCGGCTTGCGTTAGCGGCAAGCGTTACCGCCGTGCCATTCCCGCCGCTGTGGGTCACAGGGATAATGCCGCTATTCAGCGCGTCAAGGATTATGCCATCTGCTGCGACGTCGCGCCCGTCAACCGTGCCAGTTACGGTGATATTGCCGTTAACTGTCGCGCCCGCAAATGTCGGGCTGTCGGTTGTGGCAACACCCTGGTCAAGCGCTTTGACCGCCGCGATGTCGGCTAGTTCGCTGTCCATAAGCGCACCGGCTGCGGTCACATTCGTTGCGTCGGTGACATCGGCAAGGGCTTCAATGCCGTCAAGCTTCGCTTCGTCAGCCGTCGTGAAAGACGCGGTTGTTGCAGCAAGGACGGAATCATAGGCCTGCACTGTCACGCCAATGGCACCAGGCTGCAACGCGGTGTCAGCAGTAGCACCCTGCGCCGCCGTGGCGAATGCTGCCGCGTGGTTGCCGTCCAGCAAATCAGCGTCCAGACCTGAGCCTGCGCCATCAACCGTTATCAGTGATGCGAGAATTTCGGCGGGCGTGGGGTTTGGCTCCCCGCCGTCTGATATGCCGTTTAGTTTTGTGAATGATGCGTTGATTTTGGCGCGAACGCTGCTGCCAATCTCGCCATCTTCAATGTCGTCAATATCAGGCATTAAAAGGTGCCTTCCCAAACGCGCAAGTGTGCATTGTCGGAGTTGTTTAGCTCACGCGCTACAACCTCGCGCATGGCCTTCGTGTCATTCGGATTGACACCCCATTTCTTGCCCCACTCAGCCCATAGCTTAAGCGGGACTAGGCCCAGCAGCTTTTTTTCTTGGTCGCCCACGAGGCCGTTTGACCGGAGCGTCTGCGCTGCCTTTAGCGTCGGGTTGAAGTCGTGCGTCTGTTGGATGATTAACTTGCCATCCTGCGCGAACGCTTTCTCCGCGATTTTCATCCGAAACCTCGTCAAATGTAATGTGTGGCCATGTATTGCGAATGTGCGCGGCGCGATCCTCGTGCATTTCGAAAACCGCGCCGCGCTTTAGCAACCCAAGGGAAGGCGGAAGCGCCTTGCATGTGACAATGTACTTCCGCATTCCGCTCTCCTTACGATACGGCTGCGCTGAATGGCGTTGCCTCGGTGCCGGTCGAAACCAACATGCCAGAGACAGACCAGACACCGGATGCTACGTCCTGCACTCGCAGGTTTGACCCCTTGACGCCGCCGGTCGTAGAGCCGTTCATGGTGATGGTGTCAGACGTTGCTGCCGTGGGGATAACCACGCCAGATGCGTCGGTTGCCACACCCACAGCGCCTTGAATGATGTCGGTCGTAGTGACCTGTACAATCAAAGCGTTTGAGGTGACAGTCGTACCAACAACAACGTCAAAAGTAACGCCGCTGCCGGTTGCCGCAGGAAGCGTAACCGATAGGCCAGCCGCAGCGTTCAGGATGACGGTCTTTCCGCCGTATGCGTCAGCGTTAAGCGTTGCCGATGCGGTCAGGGCCAAAACCCCAAAGTTTGGTTTGTATTCAGAAGCCATTTTCAAGCCCTCCTTACGATACGGTGTTGTCGAAGATGCCGCCAGAAGCGGCTTCGTTCAAGCAGACCAAGGTTTGCTCGCAGACCAACTGGCGCTTCTCGCTGTCGCCGGTTCTTGCAAGCTCGGTCGATTTGAGCGAGCGGAGATTCGCGACCTTCCACTTGTCATCTTCCATGATGAAAACATCACGGCCACGGTTGTGACGCGCCGGTTTGAATTCGACTGTCCCCCACGGCGTCACATAGACGGCCATGTGCTTGATGACCTTTTCCGACTCAGATTTGACGGTAGATCGCTGGTTGTTGTTGCCCGTGAAGCCAAGCGCCAAGTTCATCTGGAATGACGAAAGGTAAACGCTTTCAGGCTTGCCGCCAGAAACCCAAATATCCTGCATGACATCATCGAACTTGGTCTGCGAAAACGCCGTTGGGGTGCCGTCGTCAGTCCGGGCATCGGTGCCGTCGCCGGTCGGGTTTGCACCAGACGCTCCGCTTTGGAAGTTGGTGTTGGTCACAAGCCACGCAGGAGCGCCCGCCATGAATCGTGCCGTGGTCGAACTGCCCGCCGAACGCGCCTGATTGGCGAAGAGCGCCTTTTCGATGTCAAGCTTCAACTCGGCAGTTTTCTTGACAAGCTGATACGACATTTCCTTGGCGCGACCGGCTTTATCAATGCCGGAGTCAGTGCCAGGAATCGAAACCGCCTTTTTCATGATCTGAGTGTAATTGCCCAGACGCACGGTCGGCGTAACGGCGGTTGCCGTGGTGTCGCCACCTTCAACATGCGCGTTTTCAGCAGCCGCCGCCAGCGCATCGGTCTGCCATTCGTGCAAGGTGTTCGCCGCCTTGGTCTTGCCGCACGCAGTATAAAACGGCGTCTCTTCCGGCGAAATGTTGGTGATGATGTCTGACAAATCCTCGCGGATACCTACTTGGTCATAGGTGTCATGGGTGTGAACTGGTTGTGCCATTTGTTACCTCATTGGCGTTGCAGCAATAGGGCCGCGAAATCCTCGGGCCGCTGGCTGCGTTTTGCTTGTTCAAGTTGCTTTTTTCGTGCAAGCTGAGCCGGTTCTTGGCGCTTTGCAGTTGGAGCAATAGTCCGTTGCTGGGTCGTTTTGGCCTTTTCTTTGACCGCAGATTTACCAGCCTGCAATGCGCGCCATTGCGCAGCGTCGTGCAAAACCTTGACCGCTCTGGAATCAGTGATTGACGAAACTTCGTCAGCCGTGAACCCATAGCCCTCCGTGCCAGCCCGCACCAAGTCCTGCCGCAAACTCTCGATTTTGGCAGGGTCGCCAAATTCGGGAATGATGGCCTTTAGCTTTTCAGCCTCTTGCCGGACAAACTCTTGCTGTTGACGCGCTGTGACTTGCTGTTGCTGTTGCATCGCCTGTTGGATCTGCGCTTGTTCTGCTTGGTAATGGGCCGCGTCGGCCTCATACTGAGCATTGGCGCGCATGTATCCCATCGGGTCGCGGTCCATCATTGCAATATCTGGTCGCGTCGGTGGCGGCGTAAAGCCGCGTTGCTGGACGGCCTGCACGGTTTGCAGGAATTGCTCTCGTTCAGATTGCAGGGCTTGCGCAATCGCATCGGCTTCTTTCCGTTTTGCCGCCGCTTCTTGCATGCCCTTTTGCACGTATGAGTTCCCAGAATAGCCTCGCCGTAGCTCGTCAATCGTTACCTGCTGCTCCACACCATCAACTTTGACAGTGTAGGTCTGTTCGGGCGATTCTTGAGCGGGTTCGCTTTCGTCTTCCTCATTGGCCTGTTCTTCATCAGCCGATGCCTCTTCGGCTTCAACCGGTTCTTCCTCAGCCTCTTCGGGCGCAATCTCTTGCGATACCTCTTCGGCCTCATCAGTTTCCGGCTGTGGGGCTAGCAGGCTTGCCGCTAGATCCTCGATGCTATGCTCAGTCGCTTCCACGGTGCTGCGCTTTCTCTTGCTGTTTGTCGTGAACCGCCTCGTCCGAAAGTCTGGATTGGAGTGTGGCCTTGACAATGTTGACTGCCCTAACACGCTCATGCGCTTCGGATAACCTGACGTTATCACAAGACGGGTTTAGAAACAATTCCGTCGCGTCGGCAAGAACATCATCCAAAAGCCCAATGAATATTGGGTTTTCGAACAACTGACGCGCTTCGAGCGCACGCTGTTTGACATTACCTGACATTATTCATCCCCGGCTGGTTCATGGGCTGTTGCCCCATGGGCTGCGTCATGGCCTGCTCTTGGCGGATCCGTGCAACGTCAACCGTTGCGCCGTATTTGCCGAGAATCTCAGCCGCGCCAAGCGCCAGGTCTTGCTGCATCTTGTCCCGTTCGCGGTCGTCATTCATCGCCGCTTTTTGCATGTCGGTCTGCGCTTTCATCATGTCGGCTTGCGTCCGGGCGCTGACCTTCATCTGTTCAGCTTGCAAATACGCCGCGTTGGGATCGCCGCCTTGCTGGCCCTGTGCCGCCTGTTCCGCTTGCTGTGCCTGCTGCTGCATCATGGCTTGCTCTGTTTGCGCGTCCATCGGGTTGATATACCGATTAGCGTTGTGGATGCCGCCAAGGGCCATGACATCGGCCATCGTGTTGCGGATGCCGGTCAGCGAAACGATGCCGTTTGACGGCCCGTAAGATTGCCAAATCTGCATTTGCATTTGCAACGTCTGGTTTAGCGTCATGAGACGTTCGGCGTGCTGGTTTGTGCCAAGGCCAACGTTGACCATCACGTCCATGTCAGCGGTCCATGAACGAGGATCAACCGGCACAAAACGCCCGTCTATCCGCATCATTTCTTCGGGGTTCGGGTTGGCCCGCGCGATCTGCGCAACAAGCCGGAAAAGCTGTGTCATGCCGCCTTCTGCCAGAGTCCTTGCGATAAGCTCAGAGACCGCACTAGCAGCCTGCACAGCGGCATTAACACCCGCAGCGGTCTGTGATTGCAGCGCGTCCGGGTCCATGCCCATCCCCGCCCCGCTAACGCCCGTCTTGGAACGAATAAGCTCGTCATAATACTGGATCACCGGCATAGTCGCGCCGGACCCCATGCCCATGACGATTTCGCGGATTGCGTTGACGTCCTTTGCCCGGATAATGCCGCCAATCTCGTTGTTCAGCACGTCATCCATTTGGACCATGCTGGCATTGACCACAAGGCGCGGGTTATTGGCCAGGTGAATGCCGTCGATCATGCCGCGCAACAGCGACGTGCTGGCGTCTTGGTCATGCGTGATGATGTCCACCAGCGACCGGCCAAAAAATGTGTGCGGCTCCGGGTCAACCTCGAACACGGCAAACGGTACAAAGTCGCACAGTTCTTGCTCTAGCACCTCATAACCTTGGCCAGCGCAAATGAACTTGTAGAGGCGTGGGATGCCGGTCCCCTCGATATCCATGCGCATATAGGCTTCTGTCACCCTGATTTCGCGCATTGATGGGTCGATAGATGACGCTTCGTCGCTGTCGTCGCTGTATCCGCTCTGCGTTCTCGTCTGCTCCTCTTCATCACGCGACCCGCCATCGCCAGCGCCCGCAAGATCGAACACCGTCGAAAAATCAAAGCCCATCGCCACCAAGTCGCCAACCCGCATTTCGCTGGTGTGGCCAACGACGTAGGCGTCATCCAGGCACGTCGCGCCCCGATCAACGAAAAAATCCTCCGGCGGAACGGATTTGATTTTGATTTCCCCACGCGTGGATGTATGCGCAACCCGCGCATTGTAAATCGCTGGCGTCATAGATACCGACATGCCGTCAGGAGACGGGACTTGTTCAGCCTCCTGTTCAACAGTGACCTCTAGAAACTCGGTTTCATCATCGGAATCAAGAAGGGCTAAGAAGTCATCATTGATGCCGGTGTATTCGTCAATTTCGACGTGCGGCACTTCGTCATACCAGACCTTTCCGATGCCCACCTTTTTAATCAAGGCATCGTGAAAAACATCGCTCAGGAAGTCGAAACCCTTATTGCGATCAAACACGCTGCTTGCGTAATTCGTCGCCTGCCCTGCCGCGTCTGCGGTTTGCTGGCTGCGTGGCACGAATTCGACCGGCTTTCCAGACTGCAAGAAAACGCGCATAAGCGATGGCTTAACGGCCCGGATAGTGTCACGGCATTTTGTCGCCACGACCTTAGACCGGCCATCCTCTGTTTCCAGATTAACCCTGCCATCGAAGTATTTTTGCGCGCGGATGCGATCCGGTGCAATCTCGCCCTCAATGAACGAAATCGCGTCTTCAATCGCGCTGCTAACAACCTGTTGGATTTTGTCTTTTGTAAGTTTTGCAGGCTTCATGCTTTTTCCTTATCGCGGCGTCATTGTGGATAGAGCGCCAAGCCGTTCCGGTGACAAAAGGCCGACCGCAGGGCCTACCGCTTGGTTCCGCAAATAGGCTTGACCTAGCCGCGATCCGAACAGCGACCTTGCAAACGGCTGGATTGCCGCTCCCCCTACAGTACCGGCAATCGCCCCCGGCGTACCGGCAAGCCCATAACCCAGCGAACCACCGGCACCAAGAAGCCCCGCTTGGGTCAATTGTGGTATGTTTCTAACACCAGCAGCAGCAACTGTCGGCTCCGGCCTGAGAACAGCAGCAGAAGCGCGCGACAGGTCTGACAGGTCGGTCCCGCGTCCGGTCGCGTATGCACTCCTTCCCTGCGTCCTGATTACTGATTGATTAAGCCCGACCGCGCTTACAACGCCAAGTTCAGCGCCCGCTCTGGTCGCAGCATCTTGAACCCCGAGATAGTTCCTATACTGACGCCTTGCCTCAGACAGCCTTGCAATATCATTGCCACGGCCCGCAGCGATCAACGCCGAATCTGTTGCGCCGTCAATAAGCTCGCGAATTGCGTGCGCCGCTGTTCTAGTTTCCCGATCTGAGGATTGTGTAAGTCTTCCGATGGCCGAACGCCAACGACGCAACTGCGTCGCCGGTATACTAGAGGCGGTTGGGCTTGTCGCAACATCCATGATTTCCTGCGTCACCTCGCGAACCCGCCCGACAATGGCGGAGGCTGGCGCATTCGACATATAATCCTCGCCTATATCAAGCGCCCTTTGCGCCATCGCTGGTGTGGCTGGAACGTCGATTCCCCTGATGGCGTCATCCATCTCGCCAACTATTCTGTCCCGCACAGATACGAGGGCGGTTGTCGTCGCGCGCGGGGACGTTGACCCAAGCGAACGCATCGCCGCCGCCGTGACCTGTTCAGACTGTCGAGCGGTCGGTTCCACTGACCCCTCAAGCGCGCGAAGAGTGCTTGACCCTGTGTGCTCGCCCGCACGAACATCAACGCCCTCACGCCGCAACCTCTGAGCCGCAGATATATGTGCAGGGTCAGCGCCGCCGAACGGTGACGCAACCCGCCCAACCACGCCGGGTGCAACAAGCGCCGCGCCCATCCGCGCAATCGGCTCAACAGAAACACCGCCCACGCTCATGCCTTCGGTTGCCTGCCCAGCCGCCTCACTCGCGATTGCGGGTGCAAGACCGTAGCGTGCCAAGTTGGGAATAGATGCGCCGCCCCCCATCAATGTGCCGGGAAGGAACTCCCCAACGGTTCGCGCATATTCGCCCGCTGTCGTTTCCGGTTGGCGCTCAGAAAAGCCGCCTGTTGCCGATGATATTCCGGCAGATGCCGATGGCGCGCGGCCAGACGACCAAACATCCCGTGCACTCTGGAACGCTTCCGGGTTTTCATACCCGAACAGACCCGCGCCCATTTCCGCAGCCGAAACCGCACCACGACCCGCTAGATCAATGGCATTGGATGGCAAGTCAAGAATTCCTCCGACCCCACGCAATGCGCCGGATAAAAGGGATTGACCAACATCGCTCATCGTGGACGTTTGCTCAGGCGCTCTAGCGGCCTGCGCCATACGCGCCAACCGGCTTGCCGCCTCGGTATCCCCAGCTTCATGCGCGTTTCTTAGCGCGGTCATGATGCGCTCATATTCGGCCATCAGTTGCCCCCGTACCGCATTAACAATTCGTCATCGCTCAAGCCATTCGATCCACTGCCTTGCGGCTGGACTGGATCAGCGCCAGAAAGCACAGAAACCCGCTGTTCCGCTGGCATGCTTGCCCACTGTCCCGGCGTGTAGCCTGATGGTGGTGTGCCGTTGGCAATCGCTGCAAATTGCGTCCGCAATCGGCCAAGGTTGCGCAGGAATTGCTCTTGGGTCTGCGATTGCGCAATAGAACCACGCGTGGCTTGCAGCAGCGCAAGTTCCCGCTCAGAAATAGCGCCAAGAGCGCCGCCAGTTGGTGACGCCGCCCGCATGGCTGCAAGTGTGTCGAACGCAATATTTGCGCCGATGGTATCAAGGAGCGCGTTCAAATCCCGCGCAGACGTTCCGGGGACGTTTGACATGAGCGCGCCAACCGCGCCCGTCGCGGGCATTTCTGCATTTTGAACAATGTCAATTGCCCGGTCAATATCCTCAACCACAACCCCGGCTTGATTGCTCCTCTGGCGGTCGGCCTGCTCTGCTGCCATCGCGTCAGCCTCGGCTTGCGGTCCTTGTGTCAACTGCACAGTTCCATCTGGGGAAACGGTGAAAGACATTCCGGCTGGCGGATCGACGGGGTAGAAGCGCCCGCTTTCTGTATCGACCTGCCCCATTGTTCCGTATTGCTCTATCTCGTCAGGGTTCGCGGCCCTGAACCCAGCCCTGCCTTCCGCCAGTATCCGCGCTTCACCACTGATTGGGTCGATGCCATAAATGGCGCTTCCAACTTCGCGGATTTCAAGCGGTCGCGGCGCTCCTGCCGATGCCTGCCGTTGTGCATCAGAAGCGGCAAGGTTCATAGCCTGCGTGCCCGGCAATCCGCCAGCCGTAACCAATTCCGCCAAGTCATCGCGGCCCTGTGACCTTAGCCATTCAGCCGTTGCGTTCCGGCCCTGCGCTTGCTGTGCTGCCTCGCGCCGGTCGGTTATGCCCCGCCCAAGCGATTCAATCATTTGCTGATTTGGATTTAGCGTCATGCCCTCAAGTGCCATCGCTAAACGCGCGCGGCGGTCCTCGTCGTCAAGGCCAAAAGGGGCGTTGGCCCACATGCTAGGGCGTTCCTGTCCGCCTTGCTGTTGACCGCCTCGAAACATATCCAGCAAGCCGCGAATGCCGCCCTGCCGTTGTTCTTGCTGGCCACCCACCGCCGCAGAAATGCCTTGATTTGCCATCGGTTGCTGATTGCTACGTGTTGCCATGTCGTTTGCCCCCGGCGTGTATTCAATTCCGGCAAGGCGCGCGGCCTCGCCTACCCTTCGATCCATGTGCGGGATACCGGGGCGCAAGAAACGCTCGCTATAGACCCGTGCTGCCTCGGTCGGGCTGGATGTCTCCATCAGCGCGCCGTAAGCCCCCCGTTCAGGCCCCTGCAATTCGTGCATGGTGTAATCAAGCTGGAACCCAAGGTCACTGACAGGAACACCCCGGCGCTGGGCTTCCGCCTCAATAGCCCGCCTGCGTGGCCCGGTCCACTGATTAAGCCCAAAGCCGCCACGCGACCCCGGCACAATTGGCGCAGCCTCATTGACGCCGGTATCGTAGCCGCTCTCCGCAAACATGTTGCCCGCGATACCCTGGGCAACATGCAACGGGAGTCCGCGCTGCGTAAGTCCTGCAATGATTTCTTGAGCGGTTGCCAATTAGCCAAGCCCCATCAATGTAGAGAAAATGCTCAGAAGCCCCGGCGATTTGGATTGCGTTTCGCTGCCCTGCCCCATGTTGGCCCCGCCAAGAGCCGCGAAAGGCAAATTCAGCGCTTGGTTCGGCGCTCCGGTATAACCTCCGTATTGGCCCCGGCCCGCATCGATTAGCGCCTGATTCAACGCCTGTTGCATCGTGCCTTGCTGCATCTGGTTCTGACCGATTTGCTGGCCGAAACCAAACCCGAGATTTGACAGGTTGCCCAGTTGCCCCGCGCCTTGCAGCATCGTGTTTTGCTGGTTCTGCGCTGCGCCAAGGGCCGTGTTGAACCCCTGTTGCCGCATGCGCGATGCCGTATCAGCCGCCGCGCGCCCGTATTGCCCCATCGTTTCGCCTTCAGCGATACCGTGCCGAGACCCGCCAAAAGCACCCGCCGCCGTGGCAGAAGCCCCAAGCTGATTAATGCCCTTCTGTTGCTGCCGCCCAATGTCGCCCATTGCCGCGTCAATAGCCTGACGGTCGAACGGGTTCGCGAATTGGCCGATATTTGGCCCGCGCATCGCCGCATTCGTCGCGCCCAGCGCGTTGCCGTAAGCGTTCGAAGATTGCTGATATACGTTCGGCCCGCCCTGCGGCTGACCGCCTGTCGGTGGCTGCATTCCTGCCGGCGGCTGTCCAGCGCCAATCGGAGGCTGAACGCCGGGTGGCTGCGCGCCAAGAGGTTGTGAAGCCGCGCCGCCCATTGCCATGACATCAGCGTTGGGGTTGGCGTATGGGTCCGGTTGCCCAACGGTTGGTGGAGCGCCAGCAACGCCGGGCATGTTCGTGCCACCGGCCATCGGCATTGCGCCGCCGGGTTGCTGCATTCCTCCGCTCATAGGCATTGCGCCGCCCATCGGGGGTTGGCCCGGCATAGGCTGTTGACCACCCATCGCGCCACCCATGCCTGTTGACATCGGCCCGCCGCCCATCGGCATAGGTGCTTGAGCGCCCGGAAGAACGCCGCCCGGTGCTTGTGCGGGTGGCTGATATCCTGCCGGGGCTTGCCCCGCGCCCATCATATTGCCCACCGCTGCATTTGGGTTGGCGTAGGGTTGCGGCTGGCCAATGGCAGGCGGCGCACCCGCGACACCGGGCATATTACCGCCCGCCATGCCCGGCATCTGCCCCGGTGAACGCGGCATCATGCCGCCCATTTGAGGGGGCATCATACCGCCCGGTTTTTGGGCCATGCCCGGATTGCCTGCGCCTGCCATCAAATCAACTCCATGAATTTCCGCCGAAAGGCCCGCCGCCAAGCAAGCCCATTCCGGCACCTATGCCGCCACCGAAGCCGCCGAAGCCGCTGGCTGACCCCATGCCCGCGCCACCTGGGCCTGCTCCAAATCCGTGCGATAGATTGCCCATCTTTGATGGATCCCCGAAATTTGGCGCTTGACCCCATGATCCGGGATCTGGCATGCCGTTATATCCGCCGCCGGGGTTGTTCGGGTCCGCGCCAGGCTGCATATTGCCCATAATGCCAAACGGCGCATTCGGGGCTTCTCCCGTGATGGGATCAATAAACATTCCGCTTAGAGCCTCCGCCTGCCCCGGCCTGCGTCGTGCCAATTCGGCAAGCGCGTCATCAAACAATCCGCCAGACGAATAAGCCTGCATCCCGCCGTAATCCTGCGCTTGCGGCATCCCCGCCATAACGTCAGATGGCGCGGCCATGCCAAATGCACCGGCTGCGTTAGCCGTGTTCTGCATGCTCGCTTGCTGGTTTGGCGTCATAGCCGCAACGTCGGGTCCATAATACGGCGTATAACCGATCTGAGAAATGTAATCGGCGCGGTCCATGTTTTTGCGCGCCGCATCCTCAAGCCACGCCGGGACTTCCGTTTTTGTGGTCTGTGATCCGCCGAGAATGCTACCCATCTGCCAGGCTCCGCTCTAAAGTGATGTGTTTCGGTTTCCACCCGTGCTTTGCCAAGACCTTCTGCCATCCGAAGCGGCCCGTCATTGACATTGCTGTGCAACCCTGTGATCTGCCCCAGTGCATCGCGGCGTCGATCATGTCTAAAAGTTGGTCCATTTCGCCAGCGGCGAGAAAGACGTGCAACGATTTCGCCCTAGGATACACTATAATTTCCGTCACGGCTACACCTCGCGGTGCGGGCCATATTTGCATTGTGCCCTCGGTTATCGCGGCCTTCACATCCTCGAACGAATGCGTCCCGCCGCTATATCGCAGCGCGCTTTCTATCAGGTCCCGGTTATCGTCAATCATACTCATTGCACAGCCGCCAAGAATCCTTGAAACGAAGCTGACACCTCAGTGTTTGACGACGATGATACCGCGACAATCCTGATGTCTGCGTTTTTTGGAATGATCACATACGGGTAGAATTGGATTTGCTGAGTTGTTTGCGCGGAGCTATCAAGAGCAATACGAGAAACCGGACGAAACACGCCGCCAACATTTCTGACCTGCATTTCAAAATCAACCGTTGCCGATGTCTTCTTGTCAACCGCCGCGAACCCGCCAGTGCAGATAAAGTAATCAGTGTTTGAGAACGTGGTGGCCGCTTTGTAGCTCTGAGCCTCGCCCGCGTTGATCTTGATGTGTGCCTTTGTCAAATCGGTAGGGACGCCGCCAGAAATAGCCGTATCCTCGTAAACGTAAACGTCGCCAATAACGTCAGATGATCCCGTGTTCGACGCCCGCGACACCCGCGCCAGCGGCGTAGTTAATACGACCTTGTTTTGACCATTCAGCGTTGCGGTCTGAGATGTGAATGTAAATTGCTGGCTTGTCCCGGTTCCTGTGACCGTATGGCCTTCGATGGAAATCACCTCTGTGTCTGTGACATCGCTGGCGGATATTGTGTCGATTATGTTTGTGCCAACATAGGTTTCATTGCCATTTGTTTGCCAGACCGTCGCGCTGGACGTTCCGAGGTCATCCCTTCGACCGAACTTCAACAGCGTCTTGCGCTTCGCCGTTACGCTAACCGTGTCGCCATATGTGTTCAGGATTTCCAACTCTGCAATCTTTACGCCAAAATCCAATGGACTATCCTCTAAAATGAGCGGCACAAACACGCCGTCTTTGCTAACGACCGGGTATCCGTTTTCGGCGTCCCACATCAAAGACCCGTTTTCCGTAGCGGCTGAACCGGACTCTTGAAACGGCAGGCGCATCCATGCGGAGCCAAGCCATTTGCGCATATTGTTCGCCCACACCGTCAAATCGCGGTTGACGACCGGGATTCCAAGCCTCATCGCCGCCCCCGTGGCATTGCCTCAATACGCTGAACACCAGCCCGCCAAGCCGTATCTGTGGCATCAACGCGCAATCGCACCTGACGGCCCGTAAACCGCACAGGCGTAGGGTTGGCCATCGTATACGGCCCATAGCTGCGTTCTGTGTCGTTCGGATGAAAGCGCGTCTTGAATGTCACCGTGACATCCCCTTGCGTTAGCTCGTCGGGGATGAGGTTGTTCACGCTCATAACCGCATCGCCGTTGCCGAGGCTGATTGGCCCGCTTTCGGCATAGACATCGCTTGTGCCGTGGATCAGTCCATCCTCATGTGTATAAGTCACGCCCGTTGGCGCTGCGTAGATAGGGTTGCGGAACACGCCCGGCCCGATGCCCGCCGTTCTCTCCACTGACCCTGTTGACCAATGGTTTTCGCGGTAATTGTACGACACATAGCTGTCGTTTTCTGTGCTGGAAATGCTCGGGAAAAACCACCAGATTTCGCCAAACTCCGCATTGCTAACGCCGTAAACCTTGGACCGCTGCACCCGGTTTAGGTTGATCACCAGCCAGTCAATGACCTCGCACGGCAATTCCTGCACCGCACCGCCCGAATAGACATAGAAGCCCCGGTTCCCCATCCAAAACACGCCGCTGTCCACGCCAACCGCGCAATTGCGTGAAATCGCACCACATGACGACCCGACCCGCTCGAATCCATAGACGAACGGTGGCCCCGAATATGTTGCAGCATGCGCGTCTTGGTCTGTGAGGATTAGCGTTTGACCGCGTGAACGAATGCCAAGCATGATTTGCCCATTCGTCTGCAATTCAATGTCGCCCGCCTCGTTTGTCGCGGCTGCGGTCCATGTCGTGTTATCCTCGCGGTCAGACCACTGAACCTTGCGCGGGTTCCCACCAGCGCCAAGGGCGAACAGGAAACGCTCTTCCGTCACCACAAGCCCGAGATTGTCAACAGGCGCGTTCGACACGGCAACGCCGTTGTTCAGAACGTTCAGATCCCAATCGTAAATTACGCCATCCGCAGGGCTGCACGCCACCAATGTTTCGCCCCAGTTGTCAATCGACCACGTTGTTGCCTCGCCATAGGAACCCGTGTCAGGTCGCGCCGTGCCATATGCGCCCGTGCCGTAGAACCCGCCGCCATAGCCTAGGTTTGCCGACGCATCAACGCTGCCTGCGGTTAAGCCCGCTGGCGTGATGTCGGTTGTAGTTCCGCCAGCCGAAACTGCGAAAAGCGCCTCAAATGTTCCAGCCGCATACCAGCGATTAGAACTTAGATCACGCCAAGCATGCATTCCGCGAATGGGCTGGTCTGTTACGGTATCCCGCGCCTGCCAGCCGCCAACGGGCTGCATTGTGCCATCAGTCCAGCGCACAAGGCTACCGTCGCGCCAGCGTCCCGAGGACTGAAACTCGGTGCCGTTGCGGTGCATCCCCGGCGGGATGGCCAGAGGGATAATGCTCATTTACGGAACCTTCTTGATCTCGATAGTCGCGTAGACCTCGCCAGAACTGAGGCTGGTTGCAATACCAGCGGCGTTGGCGTTTGTGGTTTGCGTCTTCATTTGCAGTTCGATGTTTTTCGTACCGCCCAGCGTAATGCGACCGGAGACAATCGACATTACCACGCTTGGATCACTGGCGTCTGACCTGGCAGACGTGCCAAGCAACAGCGTTGCCGTGTCGGTTGTGTTCAGCAATCTAGATGTAAACAGGTCACATGCATAGCCAGGAACATGGGCGGAAACATCGTAGGTGCCAGCGGGTAGCGATATGACGCTGCTGGTCAATGTGCCTGACGTGATGGAGGAAATGTCCGAAGTGTTCAGCGTGATTTTCGTCCAAGACCCTGCGGTAATTGACCCACCGCCCGCGCCGCTTGCTTGGACGTTTTTCAGCAGCATGCGTTCGTCCAGCGTTGCCGCGTCCACATATGCTTTGATGCTCTGCTGTGTTGCTACCGCCGTGTCGCTGTCTGACGACATGTCATCTTCGTCAACAAGGTCCAGTTCCCCGAACGTGTCGGTTCCCGTGGCATATGGCACCTTATTCGCACCGGTCGTCAGTCCCGCAAGGGCGGTTAACGTCGCATCAAGCGCTTGCTTGGCGTCGAGTTGTGTCTGAATGGCGCTCGTTACGCCGTCCGTATAGTTCAACTCTGTGACCGTTGCCGTGATGCCGTCCAGCGCGTTCAACTCAGCCGCCGTGGCTGTCACGCCGTCCAAGATGTT